ATGATAAACGGGAGTACCATAATCGGCGTTCCCGTAACCATAATGTCCGTAGCCTATTGAGGCCATGTTGTTAAGCTAATGTTATATCTAAATCGCCAGCATCAAATCTAAATACATCGCCTGAACTTACAGTTTTAGATGTTGTTAAATCTGCATAAGCCATTAGATTGCCGCTTGATGAAGCGTCTAAAATACCAACTGCAACTACAGTTCCATAATCAGCTGTAGCTGTTGGATATTCTATTGCAGCTGAATTAGTAGCTGTTGTTGGGTTTGTACCAGAAACAGTAAATGCTCCTGATTGTCTTGCATATGCACCGCCTGATACTTCAGTACCACCACCTGTATCTGTTGGTGCTACAGTATATAAAGCAACATATAATGTTCCTGGTGCAGTATAAGCATTTCCACCAAATACATGGTCTAATACTTTATCTTCTAAGTAATCACTAAATCCAGCCATATTGTCTCCTAATTATTATTCCAATAATAAATGTTTTTACCAGACTTGCCATAAGTTCTTCTTCTTTGCATTAGAGATCCTTTGCCAAACTCTGCTTTCTCTTGTTCCATTCTCATCTCTTCTAATGCTTTCTCAAATTGTGCTGTAAATAACGGCACTCTTTCATCTTCCATTAGATAGATAGAAGCGTGTTTTAAAGCACCATACAAGTAAGCATCTGGATATCCTGTGGATATAAAGTTCGTTGTATTAGAACTGCTTAGTGCATCTATAGTGCCATAGTATGTTAATTGTAGCGTATAACTTGAGTCAGGGGTAGGTGCTAACTCTAATGAGTTATCTACAATCGCATAGTAAATAGGTTGACCAGTAATATTATTGTTAGCTTTTCTGTATACATCTAATGATTCTAGTGATTGTTGGAATAATGGTCTAAAATCGTTTGATGTTATCTCTACATTGATTGCTTCTAACCAGTCAGTAGGTAGGCTCATGTACTGTCCATCTGCTGTTGCAGTAGCACGCTTTACCATGTCCTTGTTTCTTAATCTTCTATTAAACTCTGATTCAGTTGCATCTATAAAGAAGTCTAACTGATCTGTTAAATCAGACCTGTTTAAGAAGTTTGCGATATTAGTTTTTAATTCATCGTATGTCATACTTTACCTTTCCATGTTCTAAATGGTTTGTTATCTGAATGGTTGAGCCATTTCTTCCATTGTGCAGAATCCTGCGCCCATCCTTCTCGGACTGCTCTTTGATATACCACCATTGGTATTTCTGCTACATGACGTAAATCTTTACCAGGTGTATATTCAGATAGATTTTTTACATAGTCTAATGTTGGCTGTATATCCTGTTTTGTATGATACACAACTTTATCATCTTCTGTTGCGAATACAGACTTAAAGCCTTTCTTATGATCTATTAATGTTGTCTTTGCCATAGACAGATTTTAGCACAAAAAAAAGGGAAGCCGAAACTTCCCTTTAAGCTAATTAATAAACTTATGAAGTTGATAAATCAGCAACGACTCCGTGAGCAGCTTCGTTAGATACTTCTAACCCGTACTCAACAACAATCATTTTTGTTTCAGCATCGCCTATTGTAGCAATATCAACAGTTTTAAAGTCTCTTAAGTAAGATACTTTAGCAAACTCTGGATCTACTAATAGTAATGATCTTTCTCTTGATCTGTTTGATGGAACGATTTTTAGTTCACCAAAGTCAGATGAGTAAACAGATACTGAAGCTTCTACAGTATTTGCATCAATCATTTGTCTAGCTTGTGTTCTACCTGTGAAACCAGAAATAACTTGTTTGTTATGTGGTCCACAAATTGCCATTGAAGGCTCTCCGCCATTCTCAAAGCAAAGTTGTAGAGTGTCTTTTAGCAAAGTTTCAGTTAAAGCTCTTTGTGTTCCGTCTGTTGGAGCTGCACCGCCGCCTGTTGAAGCACCTGAAGTACCTCTTGAGTCGTTAGATGTAATCCATGATTCAAAACCACCAGTTACCCTAGCTGTTGTAGCGTCACCAGTTGTTTTAGCGCCTTTTTGACATAAAGCTTCTTCCATGTCTCTTTTCAAAGCTTTAGACATAATAGCTAGTTGGTGAGCCATTTCTGATCTCTTACCAGCTGGGTCTGAAGCGTCTTGTGAGCCAGTTACAGTTGCATCTCTTTTTGAGATCATTGCAACATTACTTACTCTAGTTGTAGCTGTAGCAGTAGATCTTGATAGTTCAAAACCTTCTAACTGACCAGCAGCACTAGGTGTAGGTAATGATTCTGTTTGCCAATCAAACACTACGTTATTAATATTTCGTTTACCAATTGATGACATAAATGGTGTCTGCATTGGAGAGATGTTGTAAATGATATTACTTAGATCTTCTCTGTCAGCTGTTGCCGAATATGTGTCAAAAGCATTAGTTACCTTAGCCATTCTTATACTCCTGTATAAATAAAATTATTTTAAAAATTGTTCAAAAACTTTAGCAGCATCCTGGACTCTTCCAGTTTTTGCTAATGTTTGTTTTGCTTTCTTCGCTGGTGCTGCCGATTTAGGTCGGTTAGTAGTTCCAGGTCTGGCCACTCTTGCTGGTGCTTTTTGTGTTGGTTTCTTCTTCGTGGCTTCAACTGTTTTAGAGTTTAACCAAGCGTTTCTTAAACCAAGCAATGCACGATAATCATAAACCTGTTGAATTTCTTGAGGTGTATAACCTAAAGTATTCACGGCATATTCGCTAATAGCTGCTTTTTCTTGTGACGCAATCTCTTGATTTTGCCATTCTGGGATAATTTCTAAAAGCTTCTGTTGACCATATTCAACTATTTGTTGAATTTGTGCTTGCTGTTTTACTTGTGCTTCTTGTTGAAGCCTTTGTTGTTCAGCACTAACTGCACCCAACTTCTCTTTCTTTTCATCCCAAAGCTGCTTTTCGCGAACATAACCAACAGGATCATCTTCATACAAAGTGTTCCAATCTGGTTCGTTAGCCAATTCGCCCTTTAACTGGGCCTCCATCTTCGGTAACAACTGCGAATAAATCGCATCTCTTTGCGCTAACTCTGCTTGCTGCTGCTCAATAGTCTTACGCTGTTGAGAGAGTTCTTGTGTTTTACGCGTATAATCTTGCTGACGAGAATATCCGTTGACGAGTTCCTCTTGCGTGACTTCTACCTCTTGGCCATCTACCTTTACAGTAAATGTTTGAAGTTGCGGAGCTTCCTCTTCAACATCTGTTTGTTCTTCATCCAGTTCTTCTGCATCGTCATCTTCCAACTCATCTGCAATTTCTTGATCAATTTCTTCATCAACAATTTCAGAATCATCTTCGATGATTTCTTCTACTACTTCTTCTGTTTCTGTGACCGCTTCTTCAACCTTGTCCTCTTCAGGGGTTAAAAAACTTTCAAACATCGAGGCAGTAATTTCCTTATCAGTTTGTAAAGCAGTCGGTTTATCCGTTATTGCCATAATAAATACTCCTTATGTATTTAAGAGTATTTTAGCTTAATAATGTGTAAAAAGGGAAGGTTTAACCAATATTTCTAATTTTGTTAATATTGGCTTGTGTGAGTTTACCTTTCTCGGCAATGATACGCAGATGCCTTTCGACCTCTGGTAATAGTAATAATGACCTGTGGATATCTTCTCTAGCATTTACATCAGCTATCTCTCTTGAGTTTAACCAATGTGTTATATATTCTTGTTTTAGATTTTCTACTGCTTCTTTAAAAACATCAGATCTTAATATTTGTTCTGCTTGTGCAGCCTTAACTACTTCTTCGTGTGTTACTGACATTTAGAATAATCCCCTTACTTGTGGTTGATTTATAGAAAACCTACCGCCAGTTGGTTGTTGTAATGCTGCTAAACTTTGTTCTAATTCAGCAAGTCTTGTGTCATACGCAGACAGGTCTGGCTGTTCATAAGTTGGCATATTAATTCCAGAGATAGCTTTATTAATATCTGCTTGAGTCATAAAGCCAGATAAGTCTGGAGCTTGGTAAGAAGGTATGTCTATACCAGCTATAGCTTTGTTAATATCATCTTGTGTCATAAAACCAGATAAGTCTTGCATTTTTTGTTCAGGCAAAGACATTAATATATCTTGCCTAAGCTCGTCTGGATTAAACGTAGGTAAATCTTCTATTCTTGCAAAACCAGATAAGTCTTGT